AGTTTGGGCATTTAACATCAGGCAAAACACATCAAGATTTCTTTGCGGGGCGTGTAACCTCATACGCTAAATCAACTGCAGATTGGGACGATTTATAAAATAAAAAATTATGAAATTATTAAAAATTTTATTAGAAGTATATAAAGAAGAATATGACTTAAATATTCAAGAGGGATTAATTAAAACAACCCCAATAGGAGAAGCAGTTTATATTCTTAAAAAACAATTTCCTAATTGGATTTTCCAATATGATAAAGGAGATAAGGATTTTACTATAGAAATTTTAAAAATAAAAGAGGGGATACAACCTGAATATTTTGAAAAATTAATACCTTTACTTAATAATTTAGGTTGGTTTATCTCATATATTGAAATATATGGTGATGGTATTGAAATAAAAGATAAATACAATGAAAAAATAGTTAAAAATGCTTTTCAAAATAAAAAAGTATATTCAATCTATTTAGAATGTGAAGCAAAATTTGATCAAAAAGTAAATAAAATTCCTTCATTTTTATACCATGTTGCTCCTTTAAGAAGTTGGGACAAAATTCAAAAAATAGGATTAATACCTAAATCTAGATCTAAAAAAGCTTATCATCCTGAAAGAGTATATTTAGGAAAAGATGAAAAAAATACATCCAATTTAGCCCCAAAGTTTTATCAATCTGAAGGAATAAAAGATTGGGTTTTATTAAAAATAAATACAAATATGGTTCCGGGAGATTATTTAAGATTATATTATGATCCTAATTTTAAATATGGATACTATACATTAAATAACATCCCACCACAAGCAATAGAAAAAGTTAAAGATATAGAATTATGAGCATACAAGTAGACACAACAAACTGGGTTAGAGGTAAAAATTACCCTGAATATATGGACGATATTGCTATCAGCATGATATCAAAAGGTTATTTATTACCTGATGAAGATGTATTTGATGCATTTAGACGAGTTAGTAAAGCAGCAGCTCGCAGACTAAAGCGTAAAGATTTACAACCATATTTTTACGAAGCAATAGTTAAAAATTGGCTATGTCTAGCATCTCCTGTACTTTCTAACTTAGGGACTGAACGCGGGATGCCAATCTCGTGTTTTGGAATTAATGTAGGTGATTCTATTGAGGGCATTGCTGATGCTAATTCGGAATTAATGCGTTTAACTTCACAAGGTGGAGGTGTAGGTATAGGAATGTCTCGTATTAGAGGCAGAGGTAAATCAATTAAAGACAATGGTGTAAGTGAGGGTGTTGTACCTTGGGCTAAAATATACGATTCAACAATTTTAGCTACAAACCAAGGCTCAGTTCGTAGAGGTGCTGCTTCTGTTAATTTATCTATTAATCATCCCGATATTGAAGAATTTTTGGGTATTCGTCGCCCAAAAGGTGATGTAAACAGACAATGCTTAAATTTGCATCAGTGTGTTGTTATTGATGATAGTTTTATGCATCGTGTAGAAAATAGAGACCCAAAAGCATTGCGTTTATGGGGTGAAATTCTAAAATCACGTTTAGAAACCGGTGAACCATATATTATGTTTGAGGATAATATTAATAATGCTAATCCTGAAGCATATAAAAATAATAATCTTAAGGTAGAATTTACAAATATTTGTAGTGAAATTGCCTTATATAGTGATGAGCTCCATTCCTTTATATGTTGTCTATCTTCACTAAACTTAGCTCGTTGGGACGAATGGAAAGACTATAAGTTTGAAAATGGAATGACATTACCTGAATTAACCTGCTGGTTTTTAGAGGGTGTACTCCAAGAATTTATTGATAGAGGTAAGAATATGAGGTTTATGGAAAATACAATCCGTTCTGCTACTAAGGGTAGAGCAATTGGTATTGGTGTTTTAGGATGGCATACTTTACTTCAATCAAAAGAATTACCATTTGTAGGTATTCAAGCAAGCTCACTAACTCGTATTATATCTAGATTTATACAAGAAGGAGCCTTAAAAGCATCTCGCGATCAAGCTAAAGCTTATGGCGAACCTGAATGGTGTAAAGGTACAGGTTTAAGACATACCCACCATTTAGCAATCGCACCAACAATTTCTAATGCTCATATTTCAGGTGGGGTATCACCTTCAATTGAACCTATCCCTGCTAATGTGTATAATCTTAAAACAGCAAAGGGAGTATTTATTAAACGCAATAAAATTCTTGAAAATCTATTAAAGAAAAAAGGATATAATATTGATAGTGTATGGGATCAAATACTTAAAGATCAAGGTTCAATCTTAGGACTACCAGATTATATATTGTCGCCTGAAGAAAAGGAAATATTCTTAACATTTAAGGAAATTAACCAACTTGAGATAGTAAAACAAAATGCTATTAGACAAGAATATGTTGACCAAGCTATATCGTTAAATTTATGTTTTGATCCTAATGATTCACCTAAAGACATTAGTATGGTTCATAAGGAAGCTTGGAAACTTGGTATTAAAACACTCTATTATCTGAGAACAGAAAGTGTATTACGAGGCGATAACCTTCAGAGATTTTCTGATTGTGTCTCTTGTGAAAGTTAGGTAATTTTTCTCTTTTTTCGTATATTTATAACAAACAAAAATTAAAATTAAACTAATATGAAAATATCGCAGTTAAGACAAATTATTAGAGAAGAAATTGAAGGTATGATAAATAATCCATCCAGTGATGGATTTAGCGAAGAGCGAGGTGGAAAAAAATTCACCCTAAAATCAGGAGACGAAATAGCTACAATAAAATATGATGATTTAACTAGAGATTGGTATGCAGAGTTAGAAGTAAATGGAGAACTAATATATAACGAAGTTCGCCAGGGTTATTATCTTCGAAACAAATGGGGATGGGGTAGGATACCTGCTGAAAAATGGAGAAAAATGCCTGGGTTTGAAACTTTAGCAGATTTATATGATATGGTAAAAAATAAAGTTGATTTCACAACTTGGGGAATGCTTACACTTGAACCTAAATCATAAGTCAAATTACAATTTTATCTTAAAAGAAGCTTGGGAAACCAAGCTTTTTTTTTCAATCTTGCAATATGTATCGATAGACAGTTGTGTGGTAAATAGTTTTTAATGGTTACTTATGTTTCATTTAAAACTATAAAACATGAAAAAATTCTTTTCCCAAATTTTTCAAGACGAAAAAGGGAAATTCTCCTCAAAACAATTTGTTGGTATCATATCAGGCTTGATGTTGTGTTTTACAATGTATCACAACCAATTTACTGATTCTAATATTGCCCCTGCAGATTCATTAATTAATGCTGTTGCTGCTCTTTCATTCGGATCTTTAGGACTAGCCTCTGCAGATAAAATTTTTAAGAAAAACGATTGTAATTGTCAAAAAACTGAAGAATGAAAACTCCAATAACTTTTGAACAATTTAGTAAGGATCCTGTAAAAGGATTATTATTTATAGTAATAGTTGCTATTGGATATCTTTACATAGATATAAAAATGAATTATTCCGGTCAAGTTTCAAAATGCGACGAAGAAGTAGTTATGCTAAATCAAAAAGTAGACCAGTTAACAGAACATGTTCGTAAAAGTGATTCTACATTAGGTTATATGGTATCTAAAGTAGAAATGCTACAAATTTTAAGAAATGAAGGCAAATAATTATTATACGATCATCGCTCTTGTAGGAATTATAGGGTTAACTATAGCATTAGCTGATAATCCTAAACCTATAGACCCAAAAGAAAAAGAATTAAATGAATTGCTTAAAAAATCTCAAGAGAGATTAAAAAAAGTAAATTTTTTAGCTAAAAAAATAGATGAAGTTGCTACTACAGAAGTTACAGGTATGAAAGAAAGTATAGAGACTCTAGAAGAAGAAAAACAACAATTAATTGAAGAAAAAGAGCAACTAACCACAGTATTACATGAAACACAAGCTATTATTAAACGCGATACTATTACTCCTTCCCCTTTTCAGCTTGAGCCAATCGTACCCTTATCAGAGGATTGAAGGTAACGATACTGTTGTTGTAATGACAAAAAAACAAGGGGATGATATTAATAATGTTTTTAGAAAAAATAAATTTACAATAGATTCATTATCTAATAAAAATATTTTACTAGTTAATCATGTATTAAAATATGATTCAACTTTAAAGGAATCTATGAAAATGAATATCTTATTAGACAGCATACTTGCATCTGAAACAGCAACATACCAGAGAGAAAAAATTGAAGAAATGAAAAAAAATTCAAAATTGAATAAAATTATGATAGGTAGTTGGGTTAGTGCATTCTTAATATTCCTTTTATATTTATAACAAAATAAAAACTCCATGAAAGAAATTTTTAAAGCAATACTAAAATACCTTTTTGCAAATACAAAGTTAGATGAAAAAGTTGCTGATGTATTAGAAACTGCAAAAACTGAGGTAACTAAATTAGACGAAAAATTTGATAATTTAAAAAAAGAAGTTGAAACTTCTGAAATCAAAGTAGAAGAAGCTCCCGAAACTAAAGTAGAAGAGGCCTCCGAAACTAAGGTAGAAGAAGCTCCTGAAACTAAAATAGAAGAAACTAAAACTGAAGAATAAAATGGATATAAATAAACTTAAAGGACACGTACCCGACGCAGTTATTGCTCAAATTCCTTCTGTAATGTCAACTTTTAAAATTGACACCGCCCTTAGATTATCTCACTTTTTAGCACAATGTGGACACGAAAGTGCAGGCTTTAAAGCTGTTCAAGAAAATTTAAATTATGGTGCAAAAGGTTTGTTGGGTATCTTTAAAAAATATTTCCCAACTGAAACTAAAGCCCTCCAATATGAAAGAAAGCCTGAAAAAATTGCTAACTTAGTATATGGCAGCAGAATGGGAAATGGAGACGAAGCATCAGGTGACGGGTATAAATTTAGAGGTAGAGGTTATATCCAATTAACAGGCAAGAACAACTATGTAGCCTTTGGAAAAGCAATTAATGAAGACATAACTACTAATCCAGATCTAGTAGCAACAAAATATCCTCTATTATCCGCTGCATGGTTTTGGTCAAGCAATGGTTTAAACACATTAGCTGATAAAGGTGCAGACGATGCTAGTGTAACAGCTATTACTAAAAGAGTTAATGGTGGTACAATTGGGTTGCCCGATCGCATCAAACACTTTAAAGAATACTATACGTTACTAAAATAATGAAACATACTGCTTTAGCTGATCCTATAATTTTGTCTATTACCTCTTTATCGGCAGTTTGTGCTTTTATATGTAGCTATTTCTTACAGCTATATATGAATAATCAAGACCAATATACTGCTGTAGTTGGTGTAATGTTTTTAGATGGTATATTTGGCATCATAGCAGGTACTAAAAGAGAAGGATTCAAAACACATAAAGCACTAAGTGTATTAAGAAATACTTTTGTTTGGATAATGATATTATCCGCTGTTTTAATGGTGGAAAAAGGTTTTAATGGAACAGCTTGGCTTAGTGAAGTAGTTATTGTACCTTTTATGATATTTCAACTAGTAAGCGCACTTAAAAATGCCTCAATGGCAGGATACATCAAAGTGGGCTTACTAAATGAAATTCTAGATAAAATAGATAATCATAAAGGTAAAAGACAAGAATGAAAAAACTAATATTAGTACTATTACTCTTACCCCTATTTTCGTTTGCACAAAAACGAGATAGTGTATATGTACAAAATAAAGTTTTCACATTAGTATATTCTGAAATACTTGAACAACCTAAATGGGTTAAATATAAAGTTACTTGTGCTGAAAATAATATATCTCGTAAAGGATTAGATTTTTATAAAGAAAAAACCATATATACTTCGGATAATGAAGACTATGTAGCTAATGATTGGGATAAAGGACATATGGCCCCAGCAGCTGCTTTTGGTTGCAATACTGAATTACTTAAACAAACCTTTACTTATTTAAATTCTGCTTTACAACATAAGTCATTAAATAGAGGGGTTTGGAAAGAACTTGAAGAATACGAAAGACAATTAAGACAAAAAGCAGATGATATTGAAATTTACATTAGAGTAGATTTTAACCCACCCCTTAAAAAAGTATCAGGGGGTGCTACTATACCAAGCGGTTTTTATAAAACAATCAAATCACAAAAACTTAAAATAAATGAGTGTTATTATTTTAACAACACCGTCCCTCATTGTACCGATTTAAAAAAGTTCAAAGTTAATTGTGAATAGTTATGAAACAAAAAATATTCCCATTCCTAATAGCATTTTCAGCGCTATCAGTTTCGGCATCAGCCGCATTTTACTCAATTAGTGGTTTAAGTAAATTATTTGCTGGGGCAAGTTTGCAAGTAATAATAATGGCTTCTTCACTTGAAGTAGCTAAATTAGTTATTGCTTCTTTACTCTATCAATATTGGGGCTCGATCAACAAAGCTTTAAGAACATACCTAGTAACTGCTGCTGTTGTATTAGTTTTAATTACATCAATGGGAATATACGGGTATCTTTCAAATGCATATCAGTCCACTGCTAATAAAGAGGGAATAATAACACAACAAATAACTGCTCTAGAAACTAAAAAGAAACTATACGAGCAAACCCGAGACAACATAATTAAGGAAAAACAATCATTAGCTGATTTAAAAGGCACTTTATCTAAAGGCTCAGTAACTCAATTTACAGATAAGAAAGGCAATCTAATAGTTAAATCAAATAATGCTAATATAAAACAAATAGAATCAGCAAATAAAACCGAAGAAAAATTAACAACCAAGTTAGACATAGTAAATGATTCTATATTTGCTTTAGAAAACAAAATATTAGAAACTAAAACATTTAGTGAATCCGCAAGTGAATTAGGTCCTTTAAAGTATTTATCTAATTTATTGGGGGTTTCAATGGATAGAATTGTAAATTGGTTGTTATTAATTATAATATTTGTATTTGACCCATTAGCAATTTCACTTGTAGTAGCAGCTAATTTTGCATTCGCACAATTACGTTCTAAAAATGAATATCCTATAGAAGAAAAAGTAGAGGATATGAGAAAGGTGGTTGATGCTTATGATACTTTAGAAAATGAAATAAAAGATTGGGATGCTACCCTTAATGATGGCTTAAAAGACGAAAAACCATATGATTTTGAAGAAATAAATCAAGCTTTAGATTCTATAGAAGGTATTAATCAAAGCAACGATTATAAATTAATGGAAACTCGATCTACTCCTGATCAGCAATGGAAAAAAGATAAAGTTAGTGAAGAAATAAAAAAGATTAGGAAAAAATTATCTTCTAAAAAAGATAATGATGATACCATAACTTATTTTTAAAAAAAATTTGGCTTTGTAAATCTTTATTCGTATATTTGCATAAAATTAAGGTTTATGTCTACTTGTTATTTAGATTCATTTATCATTCATCCTAAATCTGTTGTTGAACAACATCTATCTAAATATCAAAAAATAAATTATAATAAATTTATGTGGTGGAGAACCCACGCTGAAAAAACTACACCTTTAGGCAAACGGGCCCCACTTATTGATCGCGTTGAAAATGGAGATTTTGATTTTCCATCATTTTTTTGGCAAGCACAATTAGTAGTTATAAATGCTAAAGAAAAACTTGATTTAAAAAAAGACACTTATAAAGACCAATACGATAAAACTCAATTAGATTTTGTTAGATATAAAAAACTTATAGAAGATTTTAATAAAGAAGAAAATAAACGCTTAGAAGAATTTGAAGAAGCGTTTACTACTGCTTTTAATCTTACTAAAGATGAATTATATGATAAACTTACAAATTGGGAAGGAGATATAAGATCATTTTATAACTACTTACGTATAACTCATCCTTTTTCACCTTGTGAAAGCCGTAAAAGAATGCGTATTCAAAATAAAATCCAAGTTAAAGTCCAAAAACCCAAACCAACAATAGACTCACAAGTAAAACGCAAAAGAGGTCGTCCTAAAAAGAATACTTTATTTGGGTTGGATATTTAAAAAATTATTCGTACATTTAATTATAAATAAAAGTTATGAACATTAAATACAAATTTAAAAAATTATCTATTTGGTTAAAAAATAAAGTCAAAAACAATCCTCCTTTAACCGAAAGAGAATATCTTACTAAACGAGTAGTTATTAGGCTCTTATCAAACCCAAAAACACATTATCTAATGACTCCATCAGGGCGATATTATTTACAAACTGAGGATAAAAAATATACTCTTATATTACAAAATAATTTTGTAAAACTTACTAATCATACTTACTCATTTGAATTTACTATTGGTTCTTATTTATCAAATGAACTTATAGCTTTAGTTGAACGTACTATTGAAAAAACTAGAAGTAAAATGGAAACAGAATTATTTGAAAATGAAATTAATATCCTAAAACAAATACTAAAATGATAAAAGTATCACACGAAGTACCTATCTGCTTACTTGAGCATAGCCTTAAATTCAATGACTACCAGTATTGTCTTCCCCACTTGCTAGATCAAAACGAGCAATATCGAGAATTTTTTTACAGATGTAAAGAAGAGGGACAATATATTATAATGGACAATTCATTACATGAACTTGGCCGTGCATATAATGAATCTCGTTTATTACATTGGATAAATGAATTAAGACCAAATGAATTTATAGTACCCGATGTGTGGGAAAATAAAACACAATCTGTAGTTAAAGCCAGAGAATGGTCAAATATTAAACTTCCTAAAGAAATAACTAAAGTTGCAGTGGTTCAAGGAAAAAGTTATGAAGATGCATTAATTAGTTATCAAACATATAAAGATTTAGGTTATAAAAAAATAGCATTTTCATACGGTGCTAGTTATTACAATGATATAGTCCCGCATATAAACAGTGATTTTGGTAAGGCAATAGGACGTCTGTGGGTGATTAGTTCATTGTATAAAAACAAAATTATTACGAAAAAAGACCGCGTACATTTGCTTGGCACAGCTATGCCTTTTGAATTTAAATTCTATGAAGATTATCCCTTTATTGAATCTATTGACACATCAAATCCAATTATGGCTGCTTTAGAAGGAACCAGGTACACTGATGGACAACATCCAAAACCAAAACTTAACCTTAATGTAACTCAAACTTGGAATCTTGAAGATATTGACGTAGATTTAATGTATTACAATGTTATTAGATTTAGAGATATAAACAATTTATAATATGCAACTAGAAATTCCTTTTCCCAAAGACAATGTTGTAGTCTCACTAAGTGGTGGGATGGACAGCAGCACCTTACTTTTACGCTGTTTGAAAGAATACAAAAATGTTGTGGCTGTAAGTTTTGATTATGGCCAAAAACATCGAGTTGAACTTGAACGTGCACAATCATTGGTAGATTATATCAATGCAAACCCCTGCCGTATATTTCACCATGATCATGCTCCTAATGGATTTGAAGAAACATATTCATTAGTAAATTATCATGTTATTGAACTAAATGGTTTAAGTGGTTTACTTAATTCTACACTTGTTTATGGAGGTACTGAGGTACCTGAAGGCCATTATGCTGAGGAAAACATGAAATCAACTGTTGTGCCCAACCGCAATAAAATCTTTAGCTCAATTATCCAAGCTATTGCTCTATCTATTGCTACTCAGCGAAACCAAGAATGTGATATTGCTTTAGGAGTACATAGTGGTGACCACTTTATTTACCCTGACTGTAGAGAAGAATTTAGAGATGCAGACTATGATGCTTTTAGAAAAGGTAATTGGGATTCGCATTTGGTTAAGTATTTTACTCCATATTTACAAGGGAATAAATATACTATTTTAAAAGATGGAGAAGACTTATGTAAAGATCTTATGCTAGATTTTGATGAAGTATATAAACGTACAAATACTTCATATAAACCAACCTTACACTTTATGGGAATGGCACCGGGTGGTCCACACTATGAGTGGTTTTCAGACTATAAATCAGCATCTTCCGTAGAACGTATTGAAGCTTTTCTTAGATTAAGACGTAAAGATCCTATAAATTATGCTGATGAAACCGGTCCCGTATCTTGGGAAGTAGCTAAGAAGCATGTTGAACAATTAATTTATGAACGAGAAGGATAATGCGTAGAAAACCCACCCCCTTTGTACAACATTATGTTGTGATGGACCAAAATGGTTTAGTATTTTCCGGTATGTCTCATGGAAAATTTAAATGGGATTATAACTGGAATAATGCTAAACCATTAAAAGAGGAATCAACTGCATATATATTAAGAGAAAACAAATGTGAACTAATTAAACAAGAAGAAATTTTATGAAACAATTATGGTATTTTACATCAGGCTGGTGTCAACCATGCCAACAATTCGGTCCCGTTATGGATGCTATCAAAGCACAAGGCATTCCAGTCAATAAATTAGATATTGATTATACGGCAGACGTAACAACAAAGTATAATGTTAAAAGTATCCCTACTGTAATTTTAGTAGAAAACGGACAAGAAATTAGACGTTTTACGGGTGTAAGAAATGTTGAACAAGTAATAAATTTTTATAATGGCTAAATTTCAATCAACAAAATTATTTGATGGATTCAGTTGTGTATTCCGTCAATGGAAAGCAGAAGATACTCATTGCAAATATTTACATGGGTATGCACTTAGTTTTAGAATATGGTTTGAAGGTGAACTAGATGAGCGTAACTGGGTATGGGATTTTGGAGGTATGAAGCGAGCCAAAAGCAGAATAGATGGCTTAAGTCCAAAAGCATGGATGGAAAGTATGTTTGACCACACCACTATTATTGCGGATAACGATCCCCACTTGTATCAATTCCAAAAAATGAACACTGATGGTATTATACAATTACGTATATTGCCCGCAGTAGGAGCAGAACAATTTGCTAAATATATTTTTGGTAAAATAAATACATTTGTATTAGCTGAAACTAAAAACCGAGTTAAAGTAGTTAAAGTAGAAGTATACGAAAACGAACGCAATTCCGCTTCATATGAAGAATCAGTTGAGACACTAGTAGCCCCAAAAGTATTACCACCTGCTCCAGTTTGGGTTACATCACATACATAAAATTAGATATTATGAGTTTAGGGAGAATAGAAGATTATAATAAAGTATTACCTATTGTTGAATTATATCCATGCATTCAAAGTGAAGGTAGTAGAGCAGGATACCCAACAATGGCAATTCGTACTACGGGTTGTACGCATCGCTGTTTCTTCAACAGCGGAGGGTGGTGCGACTCTTGGTACACCTCAATCCACCCAGAAAAAGGTAAATATACTTTTCAAGACATAATTGATATCTATGATAATCATCCTGAAATCAAGGAAATGATGTTAACAGGAGGATCACCAACAATGCACCCCGCTTTAGTAAACGAGCTAACACATTTTGCTAATGAAAGACAAATCACCATTACAATTGAAACTGAAGGATCGCATTATTTAGAAACAGATTATCCTATTAATCTTATTTCTTTTAGTCCTAAGTTTAGTAATAGTGTACCTGTAGTTGGTACTACTACACCTCTTGGGAGTATTGTAACTCAAAAATTAATTGATACCCACAATCGCTACAGGCTTAATAAAGATGCTATTAAAAAATCAATAGAATACCACACCGACTACCACATGAAAGTAGTCGCTAATCCAGTTGAAGATCCAACTACATGGGATGAAATTAAAGCCTTTTTAGATGAACTTGAAGTACCAAAACATAAAATTTGGATAATGCCTCCGGGTGATAATAGAGAAGAACTAATTAGAGTATATCCTATGGTTATAGATTGGTGCACTAAAAACTATTATAACTTTACAGGACGTGAACATATAATTGCTTTTGATACTAAAAGAGAAGTCTAATGCCTATTTCCTTAGAATATTTCAATTTTGGAGACATAGCTAACCCAGAAACTGGAGATCCTATGTTTAAGTATTGGTTAAAAAAAGAATTTGAAGAATGGGGGCAATATGAAAAATTTTTTGAGGTTAAAAAGGGAGATATTGTTTTAGACTTAGGAGCTAGTATTGGTCCTTTTCTTTATTCTATAAAAAAGAAAAATCCTTCTAAAGTAATAGCAGTTGAGCCATTTACATATTATCAATCTCTTTTAATAGAAAATTCTGAAGGTTTACCTGTAACGATAGTACAAAAAGCTTTAGGGGGTAAAGATGATGAGATCATAAATTTAAAATGGAGTGCTTTAGAAGAAGAAGTTGAAACTATAACTTTTAAATCTCTTATAGAACAATATGATATAGAGAAAATTGATTTTTTAAAAACAGATTGTGAAGGAGGAGAATATTTAGTATTCAATGAGGAAAATTTTGATTGGATAAGAAAAAATACTAAGCAAATAGTAGGAGAATGGCATTTAGGATCTTATGATTTAAAAGCTAAATTTAAACAATTTAGAGATCTATATTTGAAAAATCTAGAATACATAGCCACTAGCATAGAAGGAAATGATATATCATCTAATATATGGGATGATAATTTTTTAGAAAACTATACAGAAATAATAATTTATATATTTATAATAAAAGCATAAACCATGACAACACTAGAAGAACAATACGAACAATTCCTTACAGAAAACCCAAACTCAGAACTAACCTTTGAAGAATGGGAAAACGAAAAATTTGAAGATCTTGAAGAATCTGAAGATGACGATGATTGGGAAGATTGGGAAGATATCGATGATACTTTTGATGATAGTAATGAAGATTAAAAATTAAATATGCCAACACTATATACTGAAAAAGAAATTCAAGATATAGTCAAAGATATAGCAGATAAAATTAATTCTTTATCAGAAGAACCCCCTGTATTAATATGTGTATTGAATGGGGCTTTCATGTTTTTTTCTGATTTAGCCAAACAAATAAAATCCTGTTATATTGACTTTATCCGAGTAAAATCTTATGAGGGAGTTACTCAAGGAGATTTACGTATTACAAAATACCCTGAGCTTTCATTAGCCGATAAAAATGTCTTTATTATAGATGACATATATGACTCAGGGAATACTATGGATTTTATAATTAAAAAAATTAAATTAGATAAACCCAAATCAATTACTCCTGTTACTTTATTTAAACGTTATTCATCTGATACTCCTGAAGGTTTGATATTTGGACATTTGATTAAAGATGAAGCATGGTTGTATGGATATGGTATGGATGGAGAAAAAGGTTTATATAGAAACTTGCCTGAAGTAAAAGGAACTCATATCGAAGTTGATTAAAATTTTTAGTATTTATATGCATGCCCGCACCAACAACTGCAATTGCATTTAATACTGGTTCTCAAACTTTAGGATCCTTAAAACTTAATGGTTTAGAATATGCTCTTAGCTCTTCTATAAACCGTAACACCGGAAATCTTTTATGGCGCAGTGCTATTGATCCTGGGGATAATTTTTATGTATTTGTAACCAGTGCATATACTCAAAATTATTCTACTTATCCTGGTGGTCCATTATTTTATATAGTAGGAACATCTTCTGCAGATATAACTTCTTCTATAAATAGGCTTCCGGATAGAATAGGATTACCTAAATTCACTGATACAGGATCTGCATTGCAATGGGTAGCAGAAAGTGGTAAGTATTTAATGACTAATTTTAGATATCCTACAATAGTTACTGATAAATTAGGTTTATTATTAAATTCAAGTTTTCTAGCAAGTTATCCTACCACAGGTAATAAATGGTATGATATTGGAGGATATGGTTATATAGGATCCATATACAGCAGCTCATACACAAGCAATAGCATTTCACTCCCTTCCCCAGGATCTAATGTAAAAGTAAATTATTTAAGTCAAACTAGTAATAATATAACTGTTTCTTTTAATTTTAAAAACAAAGGAGCATTAAATTCTATTACTTCTTCACTAAATAATTATAATACTATATCTGCTTCTGTAAATCAATCTGTTGCTAAATTTAATAATGTAAATTGTATTATTGAAATAAATCCCACAAGCAGCATACTTACGCGAAAGATTTATTTAAATACAGTTTTAATATCTGAAAATTCTGCAACATCTTCCTTTTATTCTGCTGGTGTAAATCCTACTAACATAAATGTTTATACTAGCACTTTAGCTGGGAGTAGTAATATACAAAATATTTCTGTATATCAAAAATCCCTATCACAAGATGAAATTAATCAAAATTACTATCAAGGAAATATTGTCACTAATGGATTAATTCTTGCACTAGACGCAGGAAATATAATATCATATCCGGGCTCAGGCAATACTTGGTTTGATATGAGTGGAAACAGCAATAATGCTATTTTAAATGGAAATGCTGCAAATCCGGTTTGGAACTCTCAAGGATATTTTAACTTCCTGGCTACAGCTACGGGACTAAATGGGGGGATGATAATTAACAATAGTGCTACTTTAGAAGCTATAGGAACTTCTGCAACCGTTGAATTAATATTCACACTGGAAACTAAAACTCTTGGTGATTCGCAATGGATGGCAATTTTCAGTAGGGGATCTACACAAAGTAATCAAACTCCGGCAATTTCTATAAATCAAACGAATAATGGAACTTTTAGATATTTGCACATCGAAAGACCAAGTTCATTTAATTCAGCAGCAAACTTATTTACAGACTATACAGGAAACCAATGGTATCATGTAACTGCTGTCTTGGGCTTAACTTCATTTGGGTATCTAAATGCACAACAAGTCAGCACTTCAGCAGGTGGGATAACTACTAATACTTATCCCATATATTTAGGACTTGACTCTAGTTCAGAAATGTTTAAGGGTAAATTATCTATTGTAAGGATGTATAATCGAGCATTATCCGCAACCGAAATCCAACAAAACTACAACGCATTTAAATCTCGTTTCGGGCTTTAAGTTTCTGAATATTTATAATAAAATAAAGGATTATGGAAGTAGTAAATTTAGTTGGTGATAGATTATTCTTAGATTATCTAATAACTCAATACTTTAATTATATTTATGTAGATAATCAAGTTAAGATTGATTACACATCAGTACTAAATATAAAAGATGATATAGACCCTAGATTAAAATTAATAGAAAGCCAATTAACTGTAGCTGAGGCTTCTATTGTTAAAGATGAACAATATATAAATAATCTAAAAAAAGCCATATCAGTCTTAACAGACTTAAAAAATAAACTCAGCTAATGGCTACTATAACCTCTGTTACTAACTTTATAGGAGCCAAAAATTGGAATGACACTACAGCATGGCAAGGAGGAGTTGTTCCTATATATGGAGCCGACTCTATATTAATCAGAGGCCTTCGTACTACTATAAACCAATCAGCTATTAATTATTGGGCAGGCACCCAGACTATTACAGTAAGCAGCACAAGTGGCTTTCCAGCAAATGGAAGTTTTTTTACAGTAACTGATAGAAGTCAAAAACTTAAAATAAATTATACAGGTACTACTGCTACTACATTTACTGGATGTAGTGTAGATACAACTTATTTTCCTTGGACAACCTCAATAAGCACTACACCTTGGACCGGCTCAGGTGGATCTCCTATTACTAGTATTTTTGGGGGTACTATACCCAATGGAGCCTTTGTTCATTTTAGCCCTATAATTGAAATCACTAGCAGTAACACTACAATAGGAGGAGATATAATAATAGAAAATGGGGGATATTTAAAAATATACAATTCTGGGTCCCTAACCATCTCCCAATCATTAGCTGTTAGAGATGGTACATTTCATATTTCAGGATCAGGTAGTGTGATATGGGGTCTTAATAATACTAATGCCAGCTCAGGAACTACATCTAGAATATTTGGAGAGAATTTTCAATTATCTCAAATTATATTTGAGGGAGATGAAAATAGAACTAATACAACAATAACAACCGCCGTTTCTATAGGAGACGGAAAAGTGTCAGCTGCTAGTTCTACAGGATTTGGAGTTAATGATACTATTATTTTTAAAGATCCAAACTTTAATCTTTATAGAATAGATGACGGGTTTAGGGTAGCAGAGTCAGTCCCTAGCGGCTCTATGGACGAAGTATTTACTGTAACAGGCATATCAGGAAATGACCTATATTTAGCTCGCATCAATGGCATACGGGGTCCTGTATTGGCAATTCCATCTGCTAATCAAATTGTAGTAGATACTACACAATTTCAAGTAGGAGACAAAATAGTAGCTAATAATAATGTGTATACTATTACTGCTGTTTCAGATTATGATCATTTATTAAAAGATTATGATTTTAAAACAGGAACCACTAATTTAAGTGAATGGGAAACTAATATTACTCGATCTTCATTCTTTGCAGACTTTCGGATATCACCTAGCCCAGTATCCGCATCTGCATATGCTTTAATTCAAACAGGAAGTACTTCATATAGACAATTATTTGTAAAAGACATAATGCGTCAAGAAGTTAAAGTTGAAGCATGGATATCTAACTTTAGAAATGTAACAAGTGGCACTTCGGATGGAGGAGCTCTAGGAGTTGTAATACATGCTGATCCTATTGTAGATGGAGATTATGGATATGATTCATTTGCTAGAACATATTTTGAAGTAGATGCTGATAATTCTCGTTACAGATTATTGCAACGTTTAGTGTCAAATGATAGCACTATTTTACTATCTAGAGCAGGAATAGCATCCAATGGGTTAAAAAAATATACTTTAGATTGTAGAAGAGGTATTATAAAAGGATACATAGATGATAATTTAGTAAATGAATCATACATGAGGTCTGGAGGATATTATGGCCGTGTGGGGGTATATTGTAATAATCAAAATTCTTTTACTTGTCTTCAATATAAAATATATGCCACTGCCCAATTGCTTACTTTAAGTGCTAATTATGTTGGAAATGCCAACGACATGGTATATGAAACAGGAGCCGAATTTGCTCATAAAGTAGGAGACCGGATTATAAAACAAGCAGCTAGTATTAATAATCCTTTAGGAAATTTTAATCTAGCCTATGGCTACCGAGGAGCATCAGACGTACAAAATAATAGTATTTTTCCTTATATATATAATGCTACCAATGATATAACAACTAATACAAGAAACACAAATTCTGGCTTTTATTCATTGTTAAGTGGAACTACAAATTATGATGTTAATACTTATAATTTTGGTAATAATGTAACAGGAAGTATGATATTAGATTTAACTTCCCAACAAACCTTTACTCATGTCTCTCTTACAGAAAGATTTAGCACCTATAACCAATATTGGGCAACAGGACAAGGTTTAAGAATCCAAACCAGCAATGATCTCAGTAGCTGGACTAATGTTACTCTTAGAACAGGCAGTGAAGCATTTTCAACCACATCATTAGATAACAGGCGAAGAGGAACTGGAGACTCGATTAGAATATTTGAATTATCTAGTGCTCAAACTGCTCAATATATTAGATTTACAAAAGTAGGAAATACTACTGGTAACTCTACTACCCAAGCAGAAAATAGGTGGATGAATATTGGTGTCTGGAACTTTAGTGATGGATTTAAATTAGAATTAAGTAGTGTTTCCGATTATTCTGTGGGAGATGAAGTAATGATTATGTATAATGGACCTTATGTCGGGTATATACAAGAAGCTGATTTTTATACTAATCTACTTAATGGAACCATACCTTCTAGTAGTTATAATACAGATTTAAAAGATTATTACACAATAACAGCAGTAGATTCTCAAAATAAAACAATTACATTAGATAGGCCTTTTGTCCATGGTCCTTTTTTAAAAGGAGGAGAACGTCTTATTAAGCTTAATAAAAAAATTACTTTATCTGGGGCTTGGGGAACAAATACATGGCGGACAGGAAGGTGGAATACTTTTACAGGAGTTAGTAATGGTAGAAAATATATTATAAAAAATACGGCATATGAACATATGTCTGCTCAATATCCTATAAATCTTAATAGTAATTATGATCAATCCGCCTTTGGCCCTAGAAATTATAACCTATGGGATTCTGATATATACGATGGAGTAAGCTACTATAATTGCTTTACTCAAGGTACTTCATTTACCGGATATTTTTCATTTAGTGGGGGGACTATTTTAAGCCGAGATAGCTACTGGAGTGGATGGAATGGAAGAGGGTGGAGAATATATTTTCCTAACCAATATACAGCTGCTTATCATTGTGGAAATTATTATTTAAATTGTGTTTGGACTGAAAACGCAGCGTATAGTATAATAATGAATTACTATAATAACTATAATTTTACTCATGGTGCTGGTTCTACTAGATTAATACCATCATTTTATGGATTTTATTCTACTACTGTATTTCTAACTGCTCTTATAGCCCAATTCAAAAGAAACTATAATAATGGAGGTCAATATGCTGGGTTTATAGGTGATATACATCAAGGAAATGGCTATTATTATATAGTAGATTTTGCTGATAATATGGTAGAATATATGGATGATTATATTATTGAAAATTATAGATATATCCCATATTGGCATTATAATATAATGACCCCAAAAAATGGCAATTTTGCTAATAGATTAACCCGTTTTAGAAATGAAGGTTTTATATCTCCTTCTAGAAATGTAACTCAACATTCTATAACTCCACATTTTAAGAATTATATGAAATGGGGATATGATTTGACATACAATGATTACAGTTATATAACCAAAAATCCTAATGAAACCTTTTTTAGAGTTTATAGAGTAAACACAGAATGGAGAAATGCCCTACTAGGAACTATGTTTTATATAAGCAATAATTCTACTGCTTCATTTAACTATTCATTTGAATATAGACACGATGTGGCCCAATGGTCTTTAAACGCTAACACATATACAGGATCACTGGCACGGTTTGTATTAAGAGACGGAGCTAGGTATATGAATGACCTTGTTTTACCAAAAGTCACAGGATCCTTTGCTTTCCATACAGGGTCTATTACTGTTATGGGTCCCGGAGCTTTTAATATTGGATTGGGCCAATCCGCTCTTAATGGATATGTTGATATACAAAACATTAAATCCAGCTTTATTAGCACTGACCCAGCAAATTTTCGGATATTAAACAATAATATGGATCAACTACAATGGGAAAGCCCTTACAATTCAAATTATACTTCTGGGCAATATATTATAAATATAGATTTAAATTAAATTTGGATTTTCAAATAAAGGTTATTATATTAAATCAAAATAAGTTATAAACCATGATGTATATTAAAAAAGCAAATGAAAACAAACCAAGAACACCAAAAGAAATAGAAGAAATGATCAACAATGCTTCTATTTATTATGGTCAATTTTTGAATGCAATGGGGTTTGATTATAAAGCCGACCCTCAAACAATCGATACCCCAACAAGGGTTGCAAAGGCCTGGTTAAAAGACCTAATTATTGGCTCTATATCAGAAGAACCTTCTATGACTGTATTTCCTAATGAAGAAAATTATGATGGGGTTGTCATCCAAACCGGAATTCCAGTAGTATCAATGTGCGCACATCATAATTTACCATTTACTGGTTATGCATCTGTAGCTTATGTTCCTGGGAAAAGCGTAGTTGGACTTAGCAAGTTAAATCGTATAGTTGATTTTTATTCTCGTCGCCCACAAATGCAAGAATCATTAACTCAACAAATCCATAGTTTCCTTTCAGAAAAATTAGAATGTGAATCAGTAGCTGTTAGTGTTGCTTCTAAACATATGTGTTGCTCGAATAGAGGAATTAAACATCCTACTAGTGTTATGACAACAAACAAATTTAGTGGTGTTTTTATGGAACCAGGAAATCTAATTCGTGAAGAATTTTTACACGCAATCGCTAAAAATGGAAAAGATCTATAAATGTAATCAATACTTTTATAAGCATAGCTGAAGCTTCAAGAATAACAGGAATAAGAGGAGATAGCATATCTGCTTGTTGTAGAGAAGTTCAAAAAACTGCTGGTGGTTTTATTTGGAAATATAAAAAATAGTTATTATATTTAAGTACAATTTAATATTTATGAAAGACAACAATTACGTACCATTTGTAAGCGAAGTTGAAGAGTTTAACGCTTTAATGAATAAACCTAATAACTATGTGCCCACAATACCTGACAGAAAAGAATGGGAGTTTGTATACAACTTTGTTCTGGAAGAACTTGAGGAATATAAACAGGCATGTGAAAAAGGAGATATCGTTGAGATTTTGGACGCGCTGTGTGATATTGCTTACGTATCCCTTGGGAATGGAGTTTGCCTTCATGGTCTTAAGGATAAAATTTGGCCCGCATATTTGGAAGTACAGGCGTCCAATTTATCAAAGGCTTGCAGTACTGAAGCAGAAGCACAAGAGACTGTTAAAGTGCGCTCCCAAGAACAAGGTACAGAGTGCCATTACGAACGAGTTGGTGACAAGTATGTGGTATATCGTAGCTACGACAGAAAAGTGATGAAAAGTTGCTTTTATGAAAAACCAAATCTTAGACAATTCTTTACTGAAAACGAAATAAATTTATGTAAAAAATAAATTTTTCTAATATTTATTATCGATAACAAGATAGTAAAGTATTATGACAAAAATTTATTTAGTAGAAAATTGTTATGGTAATTCTAACAAAGTTTATATTGGAAAAACAAAATCTTGCCGATATTTATCCCATAAAAAAACATATGGAGAGGACATTAAATATACTTACATAGACCAAGTAGATTCTTTAGATAGAAAAGAATGGAAACCACTTGAATCCTATTGGATAGAACAATTTAGACAATGGGGATTTGAAATAATGAATAAAAATAGTGGAGGTGGAGGAGCTGATTTTTATTCTCAAGATTCTAAAGATAAAATATCTAGAGCATTAAAAGGAAGAGTTAGACCATCGAGTTTTGGAGAAAAAATGAAGATTTCAATGTTAGAAAAAAATTTGGGTAAATCTCACAATGAAAAAACTAAATTGAAAATGAGAGAAAGTAAATTAGAAAAATCAAGTCCCTTAAAAGGAATTAAAAGAGGACTATTAAACGAAGAACAAAAAGAAAAATTAAGAGTCCCTAAAAAAAATAAAGAAAACTATTTCTATCCTAAAACTAAAGCTTTCTTTGAATCAGTTGTAGGAAAACCCAAAAAGCACCCAAAATCTCGAAATAAAAAAATTAGCCAATCTCTAACTGGATATAAACAATCCCCCGAACATGTTGAGAAAAGAATTAATAAATTAAAAGGAAAATCTAATATAAAAAATAAAAAACCAAAACCTGAAGGGTTTGGGAAAACTATTAGTGAAAAATTAAAAGGAAAAAAGCATGATTCCAAAGCAAAACCAATTCTTCAATATGATATAAATGGGAATTTTATAAAAGAATTTTCTTCTATTACTGATGCCTGTAATATTGTATTCAATAATAGATCTAAAAACCCAAATATAACTAAATGTTGTCAAGGAAAATTAAAAACAGCTTATGGATTTATTTGGGAGTATAAAAATTAATTATTATCTTACCTCTAAGAAAATTATAAAAAATAGTTATATCTAATGTATCAATCAATTTATTACTCTTTCGACCCGGAAGATAAGGGTACTTGCTACTTAAGGGACGATAAGAAGGGATGGCTATCCTTTAAATATTATCCTACTGTTTATAAAAAAGATCCGGATGGAGAATTTAAAACATTATTTGGAGAACCTTGCTCTCCAGTAAACGGAAGGTATGACTGGAAAGACCCATCATTACTAGAAAAAGACATACAACGAGAATTAGCAATATTACGAGACTACTATTATAAAGAAGACTCTCCACCTTCATCCCACAATACAGTTTATCTTGATATTGAGATTGAAATGCTAGGAGCATTAACGCCCCAATATATTAGAAGTGCTCCTGCTAAAATAACATCTATAGCTTTAATTGATGTCAATACTAAAGATCAATATTGTTATATTTTAGATGAGCATAAAACACTCAACCCAGCCACTGAAAATAATCGTTATATAATACCATGTGAAAATGAGCAAGCATTATTAGGTTCATTTTTAGAAAAGTGGGTTCAATTAGATCCCACTATTGTTGTAGGATACAATAGCGATTTTTTTGATATACCTTATTTATATTACCGAATTAAACAAATCTTAGGAGAAGATTTAGTATTATTCTTATCTCCTATTCGAAAAATAAAAGAATATATTTATAATTCATATTCCCCTATTACACTAGGAGGTGTTAATAGTTTAGATTACATGATGTTAATTAAAAAATATATTCCTAAAGAAGAAGCATCATATAAACTAGGAGACATTGGCTTAAAATATGCCAAATTGGGTAAAATAGAATACAATGGAACATTAGATACTTTATTCAAAGAAGATATTAATAAATTTATCGATTATAATCTTCGAGACGTTGAAATCATAGAAGCCCTAGAAAATAAACTCCAGTTTATACAATTAACTATTCTTATATGTCATTTGTGTCACGTACCATATGAAAGTGTATATTACAACACAGTGTTAAATGAAGGTGCTATATTAACATATTTAAAACGCAAAAATATAATATCTCCTAATAAACCAACTACTGTAAATAGTTACATTAAAGAACTAATTATTGGAGATGAAGTTGTACATCAACGAGGTACTCCTACAATCGAAGGGGTTATTGTTAATATAAATCATGAAACAAAAACAGTATTAGTAAAAACTAAATCTGATATAGTTAAAGAAAGAAGTTTAAAAACAGTTAGAAAAAGCGAATCGTATGCTGGAGGTTATTTGCTTGATCCTACTCCTGGTTTATATTCTTATGTAACAGATTTAGATTATACTTCACTATACCCTTCTATTATTAAATCATTGAATTTAGGAGTGGAAACATTAGTAGGTAGAATTGTAACTAAAGATAACTATGAGCAATATAATTCATTAGAAAAGCTTAAAGAAAAAGATCCTGAAGAACAATTGACTATTGAAAAACTAGATAAAAACAACTACCAACTTAAGTCTGCTATTGTTAAAGTCAAAGATTTAATTCATTTTATTGAAAAAAACAACTGGTCTATATCAGCAAGTGGAGCATTTTTTAGAAATGATATTAAAAGTATATCTTGTGAAGTATTAGAAGATTGGTTTAAACAAAGAGAACATTATCGTGCTTTGAAAAAAGCAGCTGGCAAAAATGAAGAATGGGATAACTATAAATTATATGATTTGTATCAAATGGCTTTTAAAATTCTTCAAAATGCACTATATGGAACATATGCTATAAATGGCTGGCGTTATACAGATGGTCATAAGATATGTTCTGCTGCTATTACAAACAGTGGACAGCGATTAACCAAGGAGAGTATTATTTATGTAAATAACCTATTAGCCAAAGCAATCGAATCAGATCGTGAAGAATATGTAATTGCTTCTGATACAGACTCAATGTATATTGAAATTAAAGATCTATTAGATAAAAAATATCCTAATTTAACAGAAGAAAAAGACAAAATAGATAAACTAATAGCAATATCACAACAATTGCAAGTTAAAGCAAACCAAAATCTAGACGATATATCTAAAAAAGTATTTAATATAAATAAAAAACACTTTTTTGAACTCAAACAAGAAGTAATTGTAAAACGAGCATATTGGTCAGGCAAAAGGAGATATGCGATGTGGGTTGTAAATAAAGAGGGAGTAACAGTAGACGAATTAGATATGAAAGGATTAGATATTATGAAATCTAATTTTCCTCCATTCTTTAGAAACTTCGGTGAAGATCTAATTAAAAAGATATTATTCGGTGCTGAAAAACAAGATATAGATAATTATTTACTTGAATTTAGAAATTCAATTTCATCTACAGATTGGAAGAAATTATTAAAACCTACAGGACTAAAGAAAATGAAAGAGTACATTGCGTCTGCTCCTTCAAATGGTGAAATATTTTCTAAATTAGCACTTAAATGTCCTATTAATACAAAGGCTGCTGTTTTTACAAATGATATTTTAAGACATAATAAACTTGATAAAAAATATCCAACTTTTCAAATGGGAGATAAAATATACCTTGCCTATCTAAAACCTAATCCGTATCATGTGGACGTCTTAGCATTAAATGGTTATGAAGATGCTCCCGAAATATTAAGCATAGTAGAAGAATACCTAGATAGAGATATGATTTTTGATTCGGTATTAAAAAATAAAATAGAAACAATTTACGAGGACATAAAATGGGGTAAACCTATATTCAATAACAACATTAATAAATTTTTTACATTCTAATGATAACAAAATCTAATCTAGTATCAATTATTTCTAAATATTATTTAGGAGGTCTAAATGAAGCCGTAAAATGGACTATTCAAGATAATCATCTTACTATTAATTTTGCATCTCCTACCCGTGAAATGATAGGAAAAATAGAATATGATGGCATTGAGCTTGAAGACTCTACAATAGCAATTAATGATACTTCTAAACTTAATAAATTAATAGCTATTTTAGGCCATACTATAAAACTAGAATATAAAAAACAACGCAACATCCCCACCCAACTAATAATTTCAGATAACCAATTTAATATAGATTATGCTTTAGCAGATTTAATGATTATTCCTAAAGCAGGAGAAATAACAGGAGAAATTCAATTTGGGATTCAAGCTAACCTTGAACCAGAATCAATACAAGCACTAATTAAAGCCAAAACAGCATTATCTGAAAGCGATACTGTAGCGGTTAAATCATATATGGGAGTTGCAGATGATGATCAAATACAATTTGAGTTTGGTGGTAATATAGAATATGGAAATAAAACCTCATATTTTGTACCTCAAGCAAAATTTGAAGATTCAAGCAAAATATTCAAAATGTATTATAATTCCCATTTATTAAAAGAAATATTAAATAACAATAAAGATGCAGATAGTGGAAAAATCCACATTACACTAGAAGGGCTAATGAAATTAGAATTTTATAAAGAAAATTTAAAGAGTGTTTACTATCTCGTGGCAAAAGAAAAATAATTTCGTATATTTATAATATGAGCAACTTAAGGGCGCTACAAATAAAATTAATGTTTAACCCGCTGATCTTCGGACAGCACAAAATTTAATGTGATATGAGTACACTATTTTTCGAGAGGAATACCTCACCATTTGATCTCTTATTTAGAGATTTTTTCAAGTCTGAATTAGACTTCCAACCGGCGGCAAACGCCAAGATCACCCACCCTGTAGATATTTTTGAAACCAAACACGGGCTTCACTTTGAGGTAGCATGTACTGGTCTTTCTAAAGAAGATATTGAATTAAATATCGAAGGGGATATTCTTAAAATTTCTTATAATAAGGAAACTGGAGAATATGCTGAACGCAGTTATATTCATAAAGGTATAGCTAGACGTTCATTTAATCTAGGTTATAAAATCGCTTCTAAATTTGATTTATCTAAAGCAGAAGCAATAATGGAAAGTGGATTACTAGCAATTCGAATCCCATTTGCTGAAGAAGCTAAACCAAAAGTTTTAAAAATTAAATAATCACCCGCGCCCTTAAGTTGTTTTTAAAAATTAAAAAGTTATGGAAAAAAGAAAAACCAAAACCGATTCTATCACTATTATTAGTGACCCTTTAATTGAGCCTTTCTATATTAGTAAGGATCCATATTGCTATACTCTATTTGAATCAGTTAATTCATCTGAAAGTGACAAGCAATACCAGAAATCAGTAGGACATTATATTGATTTTGGAAGCTGTTTAAAAGTTATTGCCCAATTAAAAGCAGAAAAAAAAGAAAGTTTTAGTAGTATTAAAGAATATATTAACGAATGGAATAAAATAAAAATAGAATTTAAAACCCTAATAGAACCATGAAATTAGAAGCTCTATATAATGCAATCATTGTAAAACCATATGAAATTGAAGAACAAACATATGGCAATATTATTGTCCCTGATTTAGGCAATGAAAAAAACAAACTAGCCCAAGTAATATCAGTTGGAGCTGGCTACTACTCAGTTACAGGAACATGGATTGAAACCCAACTTAAAGAAGGAGATATTATAATACTTCCTACTATGGGTTTTAGTAAATTAGAATATCAAGGAGAAGAATATTGGATTGGACCTGAAAATCAAGTACTTGGAAAACTAACTAAAGAATAATATGAAAAATAAAATAATTGAATTTGGGCCCGAGGCCAGAAAAAAAGTAGCTAAAGGTATTAATACATTATCTGATGCAGTTACTGCAACATTAGGACCAAATGGCCGAAACGTATTATACACAGATGGTCATGCTGTATTTTCCACGAAAGACGGGGTAACTGTGGCAAAATCTATCTCAATAGCCGATCCTATAGAATCATTGGGAGTAGAATTGGTTAAACAAGCTTCTATTAAAACAGCAGATGCGGCAGGAGATGGCACTACAACTGCTACCCTATTAACCCAAGAGATGGTAAATGCTGGTCTAAAACACCTTAACAATGGGGCCAATGCTGTTGAAATTAAAAGAGGCATAGATACTGCTGTAAAAAAAGTTGTTGAAAATCTTCGCACTAATATTTCGGAAGAAATATCATCCGAAGAACAACTTAGACAAGTAGCAACTATTTCATCAAATAATGACCCTGAAGTAGGAGAGCTAATTGCTACTGCAATGGAAAAAGTAGGTCGTGAAGGTGTTGTGTTTATTGAGGAATCTAAAACTGGTGAAACATTCCTTGAAACTGTAGAAGGAATGCAATTTGATAGAGGTTATAAATCACCTTATTTTGTCACAGATAATAATAATATGTCTTGTGTATTAAATGATACTTTAGTTTTGATTGCTGATAAGAAATTTACACAAGTAAAAGAATTACTGCCTATTTTAGAAGCAGTATCTGCTCAAAATAAATCATTATTAATTGTTGCAGAAGATATTGAAGGAGAAGCATTAGCAACTCTTATTGTAAATAAAATGAGAGGAACAATTAAAGTTTGTGCCGTTAAAGCTCCTGATTTTGGAGAAAGAAGAAAACTTATTTTAGAAGACTTAGCAACTTTAACAGGAGGCCAAGTATTTAGCCCCGATAAGGGCATGAAACTAGACAAATTCAGCTGGGATTGGTTTGGTGAAGCTCGAATAGTAACAATAAACAAAGAAAATACAACAATAGTCGATGGCAAAGGCTCAGAAGAAAAAATTAATGGAAGAATTGAGGAATTACAATACCAAATTGATAAAGCCCAATCGCCCTACGAACGTGAAAAACTCCAAGAAAGGCTGGCGAAATTGGTCGGAGGAGTAGCAATTATCCACGTTGGAGGAAACACAGAAGCAGAACTAAAAGAAAAAAAAGACAGGGTAGATGATGCTCTTAATGCTACAAAAGCAGCTATTGAAGAGGGGATTGTACCTGGTGGTGGTGCTGCTTTACTTCATGCTCGTGAGGTTTTAGAAACTGATTCAATTGGGTCTAAAATTGTATATGAAGCATGCGGTAAACCATTTGAAATTATCCTTAAAAATGCAGGTTATAGCGATCAAGATATTTTCTACTTTAAAAACAAAACATCAGACGTTGGGCATAATGAAAATGAAACTTGGTTAGGTATGAATATCAAAACCGAACAAATTGTCAATATGAAAGAAGCAGGTATTATCGATCCCGCTAAAGTAACCCGTACTGCTCTTGAAAATGCAGCTTCAGTAGCTGGTACAATTTTACTTACAGAAGTAGTAGTTGTTCCACAACCTGAAGAAAAAGATAAGGAAAATAAGGACTTTGGTAACTTAGAAGGACTCTACTAATATATATACCAAAAACATAATATGAGAGATACAATAAGTCTAATAGGAAAAGCAGTTACTATAAACAACACAGAATATTTAATAAAAGATTTTTGTTATTTACCAAATAACGATACTTTACATGTTAAAGTAACAGGTCTTAGAAAAAAAGATATAACAACTAACTTTCCCTATTTAGACTTATTGGAAATCCTCAAAACACAAATTAGGTCATGCCGATTGAAACAGAAAATAGAACTCTAATAGCCAATAGAATCCCCCCAGGGGATAGATGGTCATTAATAGGAGAAGAAAAAATTTATCCTTCTATTACCGAAGTATTAAATGCTTATTTTGAAAAAGTAACTGTAAAGCCGTTAGCTTATAGACTTGAACCGCTGAATAATAAAATATACGCTCTTCAAACTTCAACAGAACCCGATCCTGAACCGAAAAAATACTCGATATACGGAGATTATACAATTTAAATGAAACTATTAGCTACACATCCGATTAAAAAAATGGATTTAGGTTTCCATGGAAATCTATTTGGGGGCAAATTATTATCTTGGGTAGATGCAGCTGTAGCCGCCTATGCAATGGAAACATGTCATTCCAAAAACATGGTGACTATATCCATTGATAAATGTATTTTCAAAAAACCAGCTAAAGAGGGTTCATTACTTAAAATTTATAGTAAACTAGCTAAAATAGGAAATACATCAGCAACATTTGAAGTTGAAGTTCGTTCCTATAATGTGTTTACCGAAGAAGAAGTTGTTATATTGACTACATCTATGACATTTGTTAGAATAGACGATGAAGGCGGACCTATACCAATCTCAGAACAAGTTAAACGAAAATTTAATGAATCTAGGACAACTGATAGAAGCAAACAATAATTACTATCAATTATACCGAACAATAAAAGAACCAAAAACATTACCTAGTGAAATGGTTAATGAATTAAAGGATCTTTGGTTATGCACCCATACGTTTAGAAAAGATGGTATGTTATATTTCTGTCGAGAAGTACAAACAATTGAATATAAACAAATAAATTAAAAAATATGTGGAGAGCAGAAATAATAAATTATATAATAAAAAAGTATAATTTTACCAAATATTTAGAAATTGGAGTTAGATGGACACAAGATTGCTTTGACCATATTATTTGCCCCAATAAAGACGGAGTTGACCCTGGGTATGAAAATCCAAATAATCCTGTAAAGTATCCTTTCACTTCAGACGATTTTTTCACTAGACTAGAAAATAATATACTAGACCTACCACCAGATTATAAATGGGATTTAATTTTTATAGATGGATTGCATTTATCATACCAAGTAGAGAAAGATATTTTAAATTCACTTAACCATTTAAACAATAATGGTGTTATAGTATTACATGATTGCGACCCATTTTTTAGTGGGGATAATTATACTAAATTAATTGAAGATTATTGGGGGGGAAATCATCATTGGAATGGTACTGTTTGGAAGACTATATACAAACTCAAATCTACCCGCTCAGATTTAAGCATGTGCACTCTAGCAACAGATGAAGGGATAGGATTAATAAAAAAAGGGAGTCAAAGTCTAATTCCTTTTGATAATCCATATTTTGAATATAGAATATTTCAAAAAAATAGAATTAGAGATTTAAATATAATAGAAGAAAATCAATTAGATAGTTGGTTAGAAAATAATTAAAATATGAATTGTATTTATACTGTTTTTTATAATAATTTAAAATCTTATGATGGAAATGATATTAATAAAGAAAATAGGTTAAAGTTATTAAAATATTGCATTGATAGCTATAAAAAATTTAATCCAAATACTCAATTTATAATAGATTATGTTGATGAATATATAGAAAATACAGCAGATATGTATTTTGACAAAATGATTCGAATAAAAAATCTTAATTATAGTTGTAATGTATTATGGGTTGATATTGATACAATATGTTTAGGAAATCTAGATGAATTATTTTTAAGCACTCAAATTAAGGGGAGATATTGGGGGGGGTGGGATGGGTTAAATTTAATAAATGGTGGTGTTAT